CCTTGGGTGTTTGTTTTAACTTTATCTATCTCATCTTGAGAAGCACCTTGTCTATATAAAGTTTCTAATTGTTTTTCTGTTTCTATATCTAGGTTTTGTAGTGCTTGTTGTTTCTTTTTATAATCATATTCTAATACGCTTTCAAAAATACTACTTCCTGCTTTAGCTGCTAAGTATCCAATTTCAGCTAAATTAATTCCTGTATACCCAATTTTAAAAGAGGGTGTAGGAAGGATTGGCATTTGTTCTTGATATATCGTAGGTTTTTCTGGCTGTTCAAATGCCTGTCTGCCTCTGTATTCAACCAGTTGGTTTTGGTTTTGAAACTGGGACATTATTTCTCCTTAAGTTTATTTCAGATAATAAATCTGGATAAGTGCTTTCAATCTGCATAGCATCGCTGATAATCTTATCTCTTGATTTATAAGGATCTTTTTTAATTAGACCCCGTATTGCAGCATTTAAAACTGTATCTGGTTCTAGTTCACTTGTTATTGCCATTGCTTCTCCCCAATTTGGAATATCTAAATCACCTGACTCCAGCATTTTCATTGCGGCGGCAGATGCGGTTTTATTTCCAAGTTGAGTTAGTTCTTTACTTTTTTGGATATTTTGTTTTACCGTATTAGTAATTAACTCTGGAGCAACGCGGTAGATTAAATCCATTTCCGAAGGCATTGGATTTCCGTTTTTATCTTTATTAAAGATTTGTTTTCTATCTTCAATTTGAAATACAGGAACAATAGTTCCTTTTTCATTTACAGTAACTAATCTACCGTTTTCAATTCTAGCAACATCCAATAGGTTTAAACTTTCTAGTTTTAAAAAGTCCTTAATATGTTCTTCTTCTGGTACATCCAAATCTAAAGGTTGTTCTCCTAGTTTTTCTAATCTTTGCTTTAAGTTTGTCTTATAAAGATTTACTGCCTTCATAAGATTTTGGTTGGAGTTTTGTGACTGTAGGAAATCTAATCTTGGTTTATATTCCTTGATTGCCCAATCGGGAATCTTAGTCATAAGATTTCTAAGATTTACTTCTTCCACATAAAAATCCCCTTTAGTTCTAGACTCAATGTGTGCTTTTAAAAACTGATTGGCTTGCTCTGAAGAACCAGGGAAGTTCTGTAGAACTAGATTCCAATAGTCATTTCTATTATCATTATCTACATATTTTTGTGTTGAGTCGAACCAACTAGTAAAAGCTAGGTAAGGGTCTGAGTTTGAAACTTTACTTAGTCCAACTTCCTTCTGTGCTTTCATTAAGTTTTGCTTTGAATTTCTTTTTAATAGTTGGTTGTGAATGCTGGATTGTGGGATTGTGTTGGTTGCGATTTGATATAGTTTATCTAAGTTGTTCATATTATTTATTCCATAATCCTTCTAATCCTCTACCTTGCCCACCCCACTCCATTTGAGCAGCAAAGCCAGCTGAAGCAGCTCCAAATACACCCTGAGCAATACCACTCATAAGCGCACTAGAAGAAGAATCAACCGACATTTCGGCTTGTGGGAGAAAGGCTCTTTGTGAAACATATCCATTGTTTCTTTGAGCTAATCTATTTTTATATTGGGCTTCGATATCCTGCATCATTGATCCATAGTTGCTGCGGATCATACTCATATTTCCTTCAGCAGTAGACATGTTTTGTCTCAGTAAAGCTTTTACTGAAGCTGAATCCGATGAAATGTTCCGTCCTGATACACCAGTAAGAAACATATCATTGGTTTGTTGTGTTTGTTTTGATAAGTTAGAGCGTGTGTTTAGATAACTTTGCTTTGCTGTAAACTCATTTGCGGCTCTTTCTTGAGTTGCTAACTTAGCAATCTGGATATTTTGTAGTTCTTGTGCTTCCATTTGTCTAAGTAGGTTTCTATTTTCCGCTTCGTTTCGCCACTTGTTTTGAAAGTTTTGATTCTGCGCGGCTAATTGTTGTGCGATTGCTTGAGCTTCCGCTTGGCTGGCTCCCATGATTCCACCAAATATGCCTTGAGCTAAAGCCAACCCACCCATTACTAATGCTGGCATTATTTAAGTCTCCTTTTAAATCTGTCTTTTAAATTCATTGGTGGTTGTTTTAGTTCTTTGTTATTTACTAAAATAGCACCAGATACTTTTTCACCTAATATGCCTAATATTCTTTTATTTCCTAACCATTCTTTAATAGTTTCTTTGGTTTCTTTATCTCTGTTTCGTTGTACTTGTTGGTCAGGAGAAATAGCAAGTGCGTTTTCCCAGTGGTGTACAGCACTAGCTAGAATATCTACGCGGTCATCGTGTTTTAACGATCCTCTTTTTTCTGTAAGACGGGTAATTTGTCTTTGATTCGTTTCGTCCTTAATTGGTTTTTTGTCAAACACAAGCCTGTGCTGCGACATAATTGGTTCAAGTATTCTAATGATTCGTTCTTCTTTTGATCCCTTAACTCTGAAATCTTCAATAGCGACTTGACCACACATTTCTGAAACAATTGGTCTAAGTAAGTTTGCATACATTGCATCTCCGAAGTTTGACTCCACCTGTATTTCAGTTAAGCCATACTGGTAAGCCAGTTTTGCGATTTTCTTCAAGGTGGGTGTATCATATCCACCCTCAATTCCAAGAAGTTCGTGAATTACAATATAGCCGTTTACAAAAGACGCAACGCATACTGCTGTCTCGTCGGCTCCTCTACCACTAGGATCTATAAACATAACTGTATTTACATACTCTACAAACTTATCTGATACCCATTGTGGGTTATATATAAGATCCCCAGTAATACCAAAGCTTGGTATTTCTTTACTTGGATAAGCTTTACCCCATACTACTTTCTCAGGAAATAAGTCTGGGGAAACATCCATAACAACTAGGTCTTCTAGTTTAAGTGGATATTTCCCTCTATCGGATAAGGTTGGATCGAGTTTATAGTGTAGTGAAAATAATTTTGGACCGATTTTACTTAGTCTTGCTTGTAATACTTCATTACTAAATCGTTCTGGTTCTGTGGTTTCTCCTTCGTCTATCTCTAGATTAAGAACATACTCATCTACATCGTGTGTTTCTGTAGGATTATTTAAGTCTGGTTTAACCGCAGGAAACTTAATAATAGGATAAGGTAGTTTTAAATAGATACTATCTGTAGACTGAAAGGTTCCAAGTATTCTTATAGTCCCATCTTTAACGGGATTGCGGATTTGTTCTAACTCCGCTAGTTTTTCCAATAGCTTTTCTCTAGCGTATGGTGTATCTGCGTTTTCTTCAATTTCAACATCGTCTGCAATAATATGGTCAGCGTGGCTACCAGTTATCTGACCAGAGATACCTTTTGCATAACAAGAAAGATCCTGTCCTTCTTTAGTTCGACAACCAATCTTAAAACCGAAAGCGTTATCTTTATCAAACTCTTTTGGTTTCAAGTGTTCCATATAGGGAACAAGTTCAATGATTTGCCTTACTTGAGCAATAAACTTAATTGCTTTATCTGCGGTTGCGGAAATAACCATAATGGTTGTATCTGGATTTTTTAGTAGTAACCAACTTGCATATACAGCTGCAATAGTAGATTTACCTTTACCACGACCAGCTTGTAACTGGAAGTCATTAGGTCCATTCTGCATTTTGTTGGCAATAGCATACTGAATTGGGCTTGGTTCTCCTAAACCTAGATACTTAAAACTAGCCCATACATGATTTCTAAAATCTTCTAACATCTCATTTGGGATGTTCATAAAAAACCTCCTACGATTCGTTTGGAGCCGTCCGAACTGCGACCCCTCCCGAGGGTGGGGGAGATCCAAAGAACGGCTCAGACTGGCGTTAAACCCCACCCAGAGCCTTCGCCCTAGGTGGGTGTAGCGAAATACTGGCGCATGAATGCCCAGTAATGAGGCGACCGCGAGGGAATGTACCCTCTACCCATACCCTTTCGGGCATGAGCGGCCAGCGTACCTGTCTCCAGTGACTATGTAGAGACAGGGCAATAAGTTATTTCAACTTAAACGGAGCCTTAGAAATTAATCTAGACTCTAGACTATCAAGCGAATCAGTTGGAATTTCATCTAACTTATCTCTATTATCGTTAATAATACCACGGGCTGCTTGATATAAACCTGGGGTACATTTATTGGGGTCGTTAAGATCCTCAATTAACTTTGAGATAAGTAGTTGATTAAGGAGTTCGACCTTGTTCATTGTTTACTTCTTGAAAAGCTTTTGAATTGGGAAGACATGTCCTACGACATACCCAACAACAAAAAGAAGACCAGCGAACCAAAGTGAACCAAGGAAAGACTCAATGCTAGCTAAAATCATAAATAATCCTTTCTAAGATTAATGACCACAGTTACAAGATTTTTTGGAACCAGACTTCTTGGCTCCGTGTTTCATAGTCATGCCCTTAAACTTTTGAGCAACGACTGGTTTTTGTGTTTTTGTTTTTACGGGTTTTGGCATAATAAAATCCTTTATCTAGTAATTTTTCGAGAACGATACGAAAAGAAATCAAAGTCGGTAGTTCTTATCAAAGAACTTCCTGTTGGTGTTAGAATAATATAGGGAGCTAATACCATGCTTGTTGGGATGTTTGTAGTAATTGTTGCTGTTGGTGTTGTTGCTCCATCCGCATAGAAAGATATGGATGCGGCAGAAATTTTAACTACAACTTTATGCCAACTTGTATCTTGTGTTATCCAAGGTACAGAGGTTCTTGATGCTGTGTTTCTTTGACTTACAAAATTCCAGCTACCAGCTGCACCAGCACCTATAATATCTTTTTGAATATAAATTCCGTTAGGTTGTCCTGCGGTATTAGTCGCATCTCCTAACATTCCATAAGTTCTATATGTGTCTAATTCTAGTTGATTTTCTTTAAACACAATAGTAAACTCTATTAGGTCATCTATGTGAATTTGGTTTACAGTGTTGTTGTTTGTGTTTGCTGTTGATAACCAAGAAACAGTATTTGCTGTACCAGCACAACGATAACGAATAATTCCTGGGTGGTTAACTTCTGAATTTACAACTGTTATTTGTCCGTTTGCTAAATTCCAATTAAACAAACCACCTTCACCTGTTTCTGTGCCTGAGTTTAAAAAATCTTCTACAAAAAATATGGGAGCCGTTGGATCTGCTGGGTCGATTAAAAGTTTCTCTTTTTCCCAAACACCCAACTCATCACTCCATACTGGTGTTTTTCCATCCCACAAAGCCGATGGTGCGGGAATAATGCCGTTCATATTATGCGTATGTCCAGAAAGAGCAAGACCAGACGAAGCTAACGACACATCTGACCACACGCTATTACCAGCACCTGGTTGTTTCATTAGTATGAAAGTATCAACCACTACTCCGTTTTGACCTATATAACAATCACCTAAATCGGAAAGAACCATAGAATATGTTTTTTCGGCAGCAATACCAGCATGAATATGGATTTCTCCTGTATTGCTATTAACTCTTGCAACATGTCCTATTCTTTGGATTACAGGTTGCATTGTAGGTCCATAAGGAGTCGCGCTGTTTTTAGGTGGCTCTGTATTTGTTAGACTATATGCTTTTGTGTTTGCGATAAGACTGTTAGTATCTGAAACATAAACATCTTGTCCTACAGTCCAACCAGAAGTATCTACATTTCGTAGAGTACCATGTGTAATAACATGACCAAATTCATTATTATTAAGCGGGTCTTCTAATACACCTATAGCAGCCATTGTAGCAAAGTCATCACACTTAGCTCTAGCAATTTCAATAGTAGAAGTTGATCCCACTGTGCCTGTTGCATAGACTGGTGTTCCTCTAGGTAAGGTAACACCAGATGTATTTTTACACGGAACCGTAATATTACCAACTACATTACCTATAAGGTGTGAACCATCGCTTGCGGTAATATCATTGTTTAAAGTTACTGGTCCGTTTATGGTGGTTGTGCCTGTAATAGTGGGATTAACTAAAGTAATGTTATCAGGTAAACCAATTGTTGTTGTTTGGCTTACTGTTGAAACCTCTACTTCATTAGCCGTTCCAACTATGTTTACACTACTACCAGTGGAACCACCAGTTCCTGTTTTAAGAGAAAAGAAATCTAATTTTAAATAACGAACAGCAGAATTTGCGGTATTGTTTTTTACCATTATTCCGCAATTTAAGTATCCTGTTGGTATATTTGTAGATATGATAACTTCTGTTCCATTATCAATCTTAAAACCAACCTCAGTAGAAGATACTTTTCTAATACGCAAAGTATACCAAGTATTGTTTGCATATGCTGTTGTAGTACCTGTTGTTGTATTTGCTCCTGTTTTACATACAGGAGTCCAAGCCGCTCCGTTTAGTCTTCTAAAATAAATACCATCTGTTGGTGGGGCTGTACCATCAGAAAACAAACCAATATAGATATCGTAGTTAGTTGATGTTGTTATGCTGTTTGGTGAGGCCACATTGTTGGGAGTTTTCACAACAACATACATAGTATTTAAATTAGTAAAATCAATAATATTAGCTTGTTCTCTTCCTAATGTATAAAGACCAACATCACCAAGAATAGAATCGTTGAGACAACGAAGTTGAATAAGACCTAAGTGATCTGTTTCTGAGTCTCCTTCATAGGCTTGGACAAGACCATTAGAAGATAGTGTTTTAGAGTTTGTGTGTAGTAATCCTTCACCATCTGTGGAATATAGTGTAACATAACCACCAGAAGTATTACCATCTCCTTGACTAAGGAAATTATCTACAACAATGTTTGGTTCGGTAGGAACGCTAATATCAGTTCCGTTTGTTCCGTTTGCGCCTCGTACACTACCTACATCATAAGCTAATCCGTTTGTAGATTGAAGAACTAGGTTATCTCCAACTAAGGACGCAGACTTAATACTGTATCCTTGATCTCCCTTTGGTCCCTTAACTGGTTGGGTTACTCTGTTTCCTGGCATTTCTCACCTTCTTTTCTTTTTCAAATGCTGCATTAAGAGCTTCATCCTTAGCTCTCAATGCTGCAATTGCTTCTTCAATAGTTGTTTTATTGTTGGTATCTAAAGCATCTATAAATAATTTAGCTTGTTCTTTTTTAGCTGAAGCGATAAAACCAAGTTTTAAAAAGATTGCTTGTGTTAGTTTGCCAACCCCAAGATACCAAAGACCAAACACCACACCAAGGATAGACAAACAAATCATACAATAGACAATCATTTCAGACCACCAAGGAGTAATATCTTTTACACCCGTGGTAGCTTGTACAATGTCTTTGGTTTCCTTAAGGATATAGGTCTGTTCAAGAATCCCTTGTGCGGAGACTTCGTGAATTTTAATAAAGTCTGGGACTTCTGGGCCTCTGGTTTCTTCGTGGATGAATTCAAATTTTTCCTTTGACTTAATAGCTGTGTCTTGGATATTTTGATTGCTAGAAGAAATTTCTTTTACGCTGGAACAACCAAAAAGAATAATAGAACTTAGCAATAAAGCTTTAAACATCTTTATTCCTTTCGTCAAAAGTTTCAACTTTAATATTGTTCTTGGCAAAACTAATTAACAAAGCAGTTATAAGATTTCTAATTTCCCCTACATTCTTTTCAAGACGATCAATTCTAGCATTGTCACTATCTTTTAAAGCTTTTACCATAGTCTCTAAAGATTTAATATCGGCTTTCATACTAAACATAATTGTAGTGGTCCAAACAACAGCACCTATTAGGGGTATAACAAGAACTCCCAATATTTTAAGAAGTTCTTCTACAGTTAATGAATTAGTAATTTCTAATAGCAGCATTAGTAAAGAACCGTTACAATAATTTTAATAGATGCGTTTGTTGCGTTATAAGCAGCAGAATGGTTTGTAGTGATAGACCAGTTTCCTGTTGCGCCCCCCGCTAAAGTTATAGTATCTGCTGCTGCCATCGCTGAATAATTAGTAATAACCGCATTTGATTGGGGATATGTACTTAATGGGATTTGTTCCCAGTTAATTTTATATTTTTGTTCTTGCGATCCAGTGTTTGTTATAGCAACCGAAATTGCGTATGGGGCTGTTCCTGATTGAGAACAAGTAACAGTACACTCAGGAATAGCATCTAAACCCTCACCTTTAGCTAAAGACGCAATAGCAGTTAGATTGTTTCCGTTTCGTACAAAAGTCATACGAGAACCAGGAATTCTAGAGTTTTCTAGTTTTCTAATTTTACTTGTTGTATCTAAAGTAAAGTCACCATTAGATTGTGTTGTAGGTCCATTTAGATAAATACGACCATTACCACCGTTGTTTTTAGACTTTAATTCAATTCCGTTTGTTGTTTCGGAATCATTAAAAATTCTAATATATCTTGGATCTGCTGCTTTATTTGTTCTCATTACAAGATTAGTACCACCAGTAGTATTATCTGTGGTAGTAATAGTAGATTGATTACTATAAGCCGAACTAGGACCAATGATAACTTGGGTATTAAAAGTTTTTATTCCTGTTAGGGTCTGTGCATCAGAAATAGTGCATGTGATTGCTTTTGCGTTTGTTCCTAAACTAAAGTAATCTAAATTAACACCACTTGGTACTGTTGTTGCTGTCGAAGTCAAGGTAAGCGCAGTAACTTGTACTGAACTTGCGTTTGTTGGTTTAAGTTCAATACTCTTGCTAACACCAATACCACGGATATCGACAGTACCAGAAAGCCGTAAGTTACCACTTGTTAGTTCCAGCTGACCTGACATTGTTGTAGCAGCTGAAAATGTCTTAGCTCCAGATATGGTTTGGGTGTCACTTAAAGTAACATAGCTACCAGCACCAACTGTTAAAAAGTCCCATCCAGTGCCGTTCCAAACCTTTAGAACCTGATTACCACCTGTTGTATCCCACCAAAGTAAACCAGTATCAGCAGCAGCTGGTGCTGTGGGAGTAGTATTACCATAGAAAACTCTACCTGCGTTATTTAAAACACCGCGAGGATTAAAGTAATTTAATAGTGTTACTCCGTTACTAGCTAATAATTCTAGTCTATTTTCTGTCTGGGATGCTTGACCGATTAATTGCATTTTGCTTAGAGATACATCCCACTTTAAATTACTCGCTGCTTGTGGTATATTTTGTGAGCTTATACGGGAAAGAACTACTAAACACTTATCTCTATCATTAGCGTTTTCAATTCCAGATGGTAAAGAAATTAAATCAGCCAAAGCATTAAAAGATGAGTCTACATATTCTGGTGTGGCATAAGTAACATTTGCATCGTCTGCTTTTAAAACATTTGTTTCTAGTTGATATAGGTTTTCTTGTGAAATACCCAATAACTGAGAACTTAATAAGTTTAGTTGTTCTGCTGTGATTCTTGAACCAGTAATCCATTCTACCAATACATCTGAGTTTACTGTTCTTCTTCTAATTTCTAATGGTTCTCCGTTTACCATTGCTGGATAAGTAAAGACACCACCAGAAGAACTAGTAAAAGTTTGCGCTGTTGGAATAGAAATAGCTGTAATTGTTTTATTTGATTCGTTATATGTAATCCACTCTGGTTTGATAATACCAAAACGAGCTTTATCTGCTGCGTTTAAAGTAAGAGTAGCTGGTGAAAACTCAGTATTATATATAGATTGAATATTAGTTCTATAAACTTCTACTTGATCTATATGTGCAATATTATCAAACAAAGAAAGAGTAGAGTAAGAAATAGGAACGGTAAAAGCTCCTGTTGTTTCTAAAGAAACTCTATCATAATTTGTTGGCATGACTACCTCAATGAAGTGTATGTTTGTTTGAATTTACCTTTAAGTTCCATTTGAACTATATTACATGGACTTGGTAAATTGCTTTGAATAAATATCTT